TTGAGGGTTATCACGGCGGCCTCTACGTCCTGGATGTTGCTGCGGGTCTTCTTGATGTAATTGCTTACATCAGCATCCCCGCCCAGGATGGCAAGGGTGGCCGTCAACTGAGTGAAAGTGGGGTCGGTCGCTGCCCAGTCATCGCCCACGGCGTAAAAGGCGACGGTGGGGTAAGCGTTCACCCTGTTATAGGTAAGCGCATTGCCATTAATCTCGGCGAACGGGAGTAGCCTCAAGATGGGGCTCTCCTTGAGTACGGTGTCGATAACACCTTTCAAGAGGATGTCATTCGACAACTTGGCTGCTTCGGCTATTAGTAAAGCCATGTGGTTTTCCTTCCTTTCAGATTTTACTCGGGTCTATCTTCGGTCTCGCTGTCTTAAGCCCTCCATGATTTTCTCCTGAGGGCTTAGGCTGGATAGGTCGATGCCTTGGCGTGGGGGGGCGCCTGCGGGGATGGGGCTGGCCGACTCAGCGGCCAGCGCCTGCGCCTCGAGGGATTCCTTGACCTTCTGGACAATGGCCTTGCCGATGGTCAACGATGCCTCAAGCTCGGCGATGGTATTTCCGACGATAAGCTGCGCTGGTATCTCGGGGTTGGTCAGCACGATGAGCGCCTGATACCTGGCTGCTGCGTCTATCAATGCGGCGGTCAGCGGCGCGGCTGCGTCGGTTGCAGCCTTGGCGCTGGAAGCCGCTGCGTCGGTCTTCGCCTGCTCAAGTTCGGCCTTCAACGCTCCGAAAGCGTGGTCTCTCTCTCCCAGTTGCCGGGTAAGGGCTGCAATCGTTGCAGCTTCGACCTCGGACTCGGCGGGGGCGCCCATGGGCGCGGCCGCGGGTGGGGCGGCGGGGGGTGGGGTGGCCTGTTCGTCTGGCATGGTTGATTTCTCCTTGATTTATTACTAAGCGCTCGGGTTCGTGGCAGCACTCTCACTGGTGCCTTTGACCTTAACGCTATAGTTCTGATTCTGCTTCAAGATTGACTCTCGCTCCTCAAGCCAGATTTTCAACTCGGCCTCGGGGCTTTCGACTCCGAGCTCGTCCATCGCTCGGCGTCGGGAGTGGATGCCCGCCTGAACGAGGGCGGTTTCATTGCCTACGATTCGGGCTCTGTCCTGTGGTAGGACTGTGCCCCACGTCATGCGGGGCTCGACTCGGGTGAGGTCAACGCCTGTGAAAGTCCGAAGCAGGCGCAGAATCATCAGACTACGCCTTCGATAAACTGTGGTGCGGATGAGGCGCTTGCGTCTGACCTTCTGCAAGAGGGGCTGTAGCTCGATTTCAAGGGCTATGCCTGATAGGTCTCGGTCTGTTCTGCCGTAGGCTGCTTTCGGGGACTCAGAGGTATCGTGGAGGATTCTATACAGCAGCTCGATGTACTCGATATGAAGTTTGACGCCCCCGCCCTGCAGCAGGTCTAGCAGGTAGGCTTTGGCCTTCTCGGGGAGTTCCCACACGGCGCCGGGTTGCACGGCGATATCCTCGGCGCTCTCGATGTTCTCAAGTACGGTGATGGGGTTGCCTGATAGCTCAAGGATGGTTGATACCTGAGTCAGCGCTCGGTTGAGCTCCCGCTGCGTCTCGGAGATATCGGGGATATCCGACAAGCCCCAGAACTGCTTAGGCTGGCGCAGGTTGGGGAATATGATATAAGGAATGAAGCCGTAGGGATTCTTGCGGGCAAGGGTGAGCTGGTCGTTGGTATAAAGTTCGACCTTCTTATCAGTCCAGACCTCGGATATCCAGTTGTCACCCGCCTTGTATCGGGAGGCCACCTGATAGACGACGGCGGGGTCGTCTGGTTGCCACCACGCATAGACGCCCTGAACATCCGGGGCGGTGATTCGCACTCGTTTGTTTAAGGTATCCCATGTCACCTTATAACAGCCGTCGCCGAGAATCGCTGCGTCAATCTCGGTCGCAAAGTCCAGCTCCTCAAGGTTGTTGTCGACGACGACCTGGTTGATTGCCTTCTCGGCGGCTTCTGCGGCTTGAAAGTCTGCCTCGCTGTCGGTAAGCGGGTCGACGGCGAAGACGGACTCGCTCATCAGGTACGAGGTTATCTTGTCGATGAAGACCTTAGCATAGTTGAAGGTGAGCTGCTTCTCCCTTCGGGTGCGCCTCGTCCACTGAATTCCGTTGTAGAAGTCGAGGTAGTCTGAGTACCCCTTCTTCCTGTCGGGGTCTCTGTTGGCGAGGTCGGCTATCAATGGCTTTTGCATGTCTATCCCCTCCCCTTTGCGGTTCTCGGCTTATAGTCTCGGACTGATTCCACGAGCAAGGCTAGGCTCATAAGAAAGTCGTCGTGCCCCTCGGAGGGCTCGACAAAGAAATTCATGGTCTGATTCGGCCTGAACTGGCTCCGGGCAAGCTCGACCTGATGCCAGAATTCGGCGCACTCGTCGCTGTGGTCTCGGGCGTAGAGCTTCAGGCGACCGCTATTTATAGCGGCAAGAAGCCCGAAGCCCAGCAAAGATTTGCTTTGCTGAGTAAACTTGAACGGGATTACTCTGCTGCCCAGTTCCTTAGACAGAAAAGCGGCTATCGGCTCACCTATTCCGGTAGCGTCGACGGCGACGGCTTGGCAGCGCCAAGTATTCTTGAGTAAGTCTACGAGCTGCGGGTACAGCTCGGCGTGGGGGCGACCTATCCATGCGTAGTGCTCGAGAACGTGCAAGGTCGGCTCGGGACCAGGCGATACCTCGGCAATAGTGAGGATGGTAGAGTCTCGGCTCGGGGTCAAGGCAATCTTGATCACGTCGTCGGCCTGCTCTATTTGCCCGGCAAGGTCGAGGCCTGCGGCGTACACCTTACCTGTCTCGGGGTGGGAGCAGCGGGCGTGCGTTCCTTGCAACTGCGCTCGGTGGGCGGGATTGAACAGTCGGCCTCCCCCTCGGATGGGAACGAGACAATACTGCGTCAAGAAGAGGGGATGGTCTGCTCCCAGCCTCGCCCTCTCGGCCTCAACGTAGGCTTGATAGGCGGGGTTGTACTTCGCGACCTCTTGCCAGTCAAAGCGGAAGTGTCGCTGCAGGCCGTCTTTCTTCTCAAGCTCAAGGTTCGACTGCTTGACTTCCTCGAGTAGCGTCGAATCGTCCCAAGTCGTGCCGTAGTGTACGGTCGTTACATTGGTCGTGGCGCCCATGGGCTTAAACTCTTTGGTGTACTTCTCCTTTGATACATCTTGCGACTCGTCAACCTCGAGGAGAATGTGGGCGGTATTGCCGACGACGCTGGCGCTCTCGTCTGCCGACAGGAAAATAGCACAGGCGTTCAGCAGGTGAATCATGTACCCCATGTCTGAATGCCAGTAGCCGGCGAAGCCCCAGTCGTCAAGACGCTCCTTGAGTCGCTGCATGGAGATAATAGTCTGCGGCTTGAAGGTGGGGGAACACTTGACGATATTCCCCCCTGCGTTCATGTATAGGGTAAGCAGTAAGACCTCGAGCTGGGCGCTGAGTTCGTTCTTTCCGCCTTGGCGCGCTATCTCAACCGATAGGGTCAAGCCTCGGCGGTAGAGAACGCTCTCCAAGATTGCCCTTGCGACGGTGGCCTGATACGGTCTGAACTTAAACATTACAGTTTCTTTGCGATGGCTGCGATGCCGAGAGGCACGGCGACTTCGGTAAGCACGTTGCGGATGGCGTCCCTGATGCCCTTCCCCTGTCCTTTCTCTATGGCGTACCTTGTCCTAAGCAGGCGGGCGAGCGTGCCTGATGCCTGCATGATGAGCTGCAGGTTCTCGGGTTCTTTCTCGATGAGCGCCTTAATCTTCACCCGAAGCAAAGTAATCTCGTCGTCGAGGCCTTCCACGCCCTCGGCAATCTCAAAGTCCATCTTCTGCGCCTCGTCCAGCACTAGGGAATAGAAGCCGTGTTTACGAGCGTTTTGGTTGCCCTGGGGGGCTCCCCTTTTGCGTCGGGACATCGGGTTTCGCTCCGTTCTTTCTGCTTTGTAATACCTCGGCAGCTTTGTAGACTACGATGTGGGCTGCGAGATTCCAGTCCTGCTTTTCCACGGCGAGTCTGAGTAGCTTCATGGCTTTACCTCCTGCGCCGTTAAGGCTTCGTCGAGCGTTAGTTGGTGGGCGGGTGGGGCGGTGGGGAGGGGGGCTATCATCTGGCCTGTCTTCTTCTCGATGT